AGGATCATGATTCTACGATATGGCTTATACATAATCTGTGCTGTCAATTCATGTCGTAAAAAGATCTTAGCGATTAAATCGCCTATCCAAAAGAGTGTTAATGCTGCTATTGTTCTCATATTCCTTTGTCAATATTTTTAATAACGAGTTTTGCTGATTCTAGGATTTTTAAACGATTACCCCATTTCTGGCATGCCATTGCATTGTTTAAGTGTTTATGATAGGATAAGCTTTCTTTGCACTTAGCTATATACATATCAATTGTGTCTATCGCATTCATGATTATACCCACATATAGTCTTTATTCGATACAATCCAAGCCATATAACGTTTATCTAACTTTCTAATCTCCGTTTCTAAGCGATTCACTTCACCATATTTTTCTTCATAAGTTCCACCTTCTGGAAGGTTATCATAAGCATCTTCAATCTGTTTTCCGAGATCGTCGCGACCATTCTTTGCATACTCATAACACTTCCTCAGTTCGTCTGCAAACTTTTTATGTTCTGGAGTAGCATCAAAATCAATGCGCTTGAAACACTTTTCTTCATCGACATAATGAATAACACAACCAAAGAGAAACTTCGGAATAAGTTCAACCTTATCGCACCAACTATTATATTCGATATGCTTCTTAATCCATCGCTGGCGAGGCTTTAAGAAAATGCTCATTTTGTCTAAAAAGGTTTCACGATACATTGGAAACATCCAATTCCATAAATTTCCGATATAGCTTATGGGCTTTGGAGCGTAGTATATTAACCAACCTCTAATACCCCAAAGTTGAATTAGTTCTATTTGCTTTTTCATAGTGCTGAAGCATTTGATTTCGTCGAACGCTTCTCTAGATTATTTTTGATAGCCTTGTCAATCTTTGGAGTAACCAGATGACCGACATGATCGTTATGAACTAGATGACCGCTTGAGCGACCCATTAGTTTTCTTTTTGCGGGATTCGGCGCTCTTAAATCAGCGCCTGGTTTTGTTTTTTTAGCCATATGACGTATAATGCCATAAAAAATAACAAAGTCAAGCAAAAAGTTAAAAAGTTTCGTAAATAATAAACTCTGGCTGAGCTTCTTTTTCTTTGAACTTGTTTGGAAAAACCGTTACGGGGTGTTTCTTCCCGTCTATGACTACATATCCAGCCAAATATTTGCCATTTTTGCCTTCTTTTTTCCAGAAGGCGCCTCTTTGTTGTTCCGTCCATTTGCTCATTTTACAAATGATATCACAAAAAAGTACTTTTGTCAAGTTAAATTCTTCCAAGCGTTCTGGCAATGATATTTATCTTGAAACAAAAAATTAATAAATTTATAAAATTTTCCCCTTATCGGGAGATTTTCTTGTTTCCAGTATCCGCAATAAGCAGAGAAGGTTAGGTTGGCGTTTAACCCAAAAACCGAGGCTAGTCCTTGTGACATAGCCTCGGCTAGATTCCAATAATAAGATTTTCCCCTAGATTTTGAGGGGTCAGCCTTTATGGTTATTCTCATTACCAAACAATTGCTTCTAATTCTGCCAGTGTTGTGGCGGCAGTTACAGCCTCGACAAGTTGCGCCTCTTTAGCGAATGCGGCAGACTTTCTTGCTATACCTTCTGTGATTGCTGTCTGAAATTGTTCTTTAGTAATCACATTGTAAGAGCCGTCTGCCGACTTATAACCAACAAAGGAGCCACCATCTGGTAGGATTTCGATCAAAGTCTTTACGTCAATAATAGTTTCTAAATCTGATTTGAATTGTAGACCATCGCTGGTCACAAGAATTGCATTATATTCTGCATCTCTACCTTTTTTGATTTCTTGAATTTTGCGAGATCTAAACAGGTCTGAATTTTCTGCAAACCGCTCTTCTTTTCTCTCTTGTCTTTCTGTAGCCATCTTTTCATCTAAGCTAACAACCTCGTTGCTAATTAAGAACATTGGTTCGGTCGAAGATTCGAAAGTCGCAGCTTTCGCATTTGAGATTTGCACGATTTCTTGAAAATCGGGAATGTAGTAATCATCTTCGTATGCATTTTCTTGTACCTCGATGATTCGTTTTGTTTCGGCATTAATTAGGGCGTTTTTCATAGTTCGTTAATCCAGTTAAATTTTTGATTGAGTTGTTCTGAGAGTTGGCGACCAAGTGTTTCGTGCCAATCTTTTTTTAGAGGTTTTACTTCTTGGCGGATAACGTGGTCTCCATATGGAAAACCTACATCATATTCTTGGGTGTATTGCTCTACGTTAGAAGTATTGTGAATGAATGGTTCTTCGCCTAGATACTCCCAGACTTTGTTCATTGTGTCTTGAGGGTTCTCTGTTAAGTCATCGGCGTGAACAAACATAAGCCTATCACCAAAGCGTTCCTTGGCTTCGTGCAAGCGTTCGATAGCGATTCCAATAGGAGGGCTTTGTAGCCAGCCATTTACACGCTTTTCAATAGTCGTCCAGTTCTGCGGATTCTGTTGCTCAATACCGTTGAACACTTCTGGATGCTGTCTACGCTTTTTCTCCATACTGGACAAAATGCCTCTGATGTCACGAACAGGAACAAGAACCTTAGCATCTTCCCACACCTTGAAGAGCTGGTCTAAGTGACCAATCCAAGAGCGACACTTGTCTACCACTACGGGTCTGTCGGTGATGCTGTTGAAAGCATTCTCACAGCCAGCCCTGACGTAATCCAGATACATAGGCTCAAGGACATTTTTTTTATCCACTGCTTTAGCCTCTTCGGTCTGAAAGACCTGTCGAGCGATATAGCCTATTTCGTGCAAGGCACTAGTGGGCGTAGCGTGAACCTTTGGGTTCTGTGCAAGTAGATTACAGAGCAATGTTGAGCAAGCTCTTGGAAGACCAGATACGAAGTGTAGTTGTTTACTCATATTTATATGATATATCTAGGTCTTTAAAAGTCAACTATAAATCGAAGACGACTGTCAAACCTCCATATGTAGCTTCGTAGCCTGTTGCCCCCACTGGAACGTGAATGTCTGTAGCGGATACACTAAGAAACACATCAGAACCCAAGGAAGGAGCAATTGTAGCTAGGCAGTTTATCGTAGATAGGCTAGAGCAGCGTGCAAATGCGTAATTGCCAATGCTGGTGACGCTATCTGGGATTGTAATGCTCGTCAGGCTAGTGCAGTCATAGAATGCATTCCTTCCGATGCTGGTGACGCTGTTGCCGATGCTTACGCTCGTCAGGCTAGTGCAGTGGTAGAATGTATCAATTCCTATGCTGGTGACGTTGTTGCCGATGTTTGCGCTCGTCAGGCTAGTGCAGTTATAGAATGAATTACTTCCTATGCTGGTGACGCTATCGGGAATGGTGATGCTTGTCAGGCTAGAGCAGCCTACAAATGCTAACTCACCGATGCTGGTGACGCTGTCGCCAATGGTGACGCTCGTCAGGCTGCTGCAACTAGAGAAGGCAGAAACATCGATGCTGGTGACGCTATCGGGAATGGTGATGCTTGTCAGGCTGCTGCAATTAGAGAAGGAAGCATAACCGATGCTGGTGACGCCGTTGCCGATGTTTGCGCTCGTCAGGCTAGTGCAGTAGTAGAATGCATTACCTCCTATGCTGATGACGTTGTCAGGGATGGTGATGCTTGTCAGGCTAGAGCAGTTTCCAAAGGTTCCAAACTGGATGCTGGTGACGCTGTTGCCGATGCTTACGCTAGTCAAGTCAGAGCAGCCTACAAATGCATAATTGCCGAGGCTGGTGACGTTGTCGGGAATGGTGATGCTCGTTAGGCTAGAGCAGCCTACAAATGCTAACTCACCGATGCTGGTGACGCTGTCGCCAATGGTGACGCTCGTCAGGCTAATGCAGTTATAGAATGCGCCACTATCGATGATGGTCACGCTGTCTGGAATGGTGATGCTGGTAAAACTTGAGCAAAAACCAAAAGCGTAACCTCCAATCGAAGTTACACTATCAGGAATATTTATGCTGGTAAGACTTGAGCAATTATAAAAAGCTTCACTTCCAATCGAAGTTACACTATCAGGAATATTTATGCTGGTCAGGCTTGAGCAAGCATAAAAAGCGTAATTTCCAATCGTAGTCACACTATCAGGAATAGTTATGCTGGTCAGGCTTGAGCAATAACCAAAAGCGTAACTTCCAATCGTAGTCACACTATCAGGAATAGTTATGCTGGTCAGGCTTGAGCATTCAGCAAAAGCGTCCCTTTCAATCGAAGTTACACTATCAGGAATATTTATGCTGGTAAGACTTGAGCAATTATAAAAAGCGCCCCTTTCAATCGAAGTTACACTATCAGGAATATTTATGCTGGTCAGGCTTGAGCATTCAGCAAAAGCGTAACTTCCAATCGAAGTCACGCCACTGCCTATCGTAACGCTGGCTAGACTGGCTTCATAAAAACTATAACTACCAATCGAAGTCACATTGCTTCCAACGTAAACAGAAGTGAGATTAGAGTTGGAATAATATCCGCTTGAATTTGTAATACTCGTAAGGTTACGTGTTTGTTTTGCCCCTGACTGGAAGTCCACAGTATAGGGATAAGACTGCTCAAGAGCAGCATCACTCATTGGGAGATTAGCTGGTTTAATTTTCTTAGTTTCGCCAACGCTAGTATCAACAACTGGCAAAATGTCAGTTGCTGCGTTAGCCGAAGTGAGTTCAACGAGTTGAGATATTTTTTTGTCTGCCATGATATTACAAGTCTGCGACGACTGTCAAACCTCCGTATGTAGCTGTGTAGCCTGTAGCTCCTACTGGGACGTGAATCTCCGTAGTATTGACCTCGAAGTGATTTGGAGTACTAAGAAGCGTTGGCGCACTTGTAGCAAAGCAGTCAACCCTAGTAGCTGAGTGGCAGTTCTTAAATGCCCCGCCCTCGATGGTTTCAATGCCGCTACCGATGCTGATTGATGTAGCTGATGTGCATCCATCAAAAGCGTTGAAACGAATTTTTGTCACGCTATCTGGAATCGTTATAGAGCCTAAGCTGTTACAGTATCGGAAAGCCTTAAGACCGATAATAGTAATATTACTAGGAATGACAACGGAAGTTAGGCTGTTGCACCCACGAAAGGTTTCATCCTCTATCTTCGTATAGTTATTATTTTCGGGTAGATTGACGCTCGTCAAGTCAGAGCAGTAGGCAAAAACACCATCCCCAATCGAAGTCACACTATCAGGAATATTTATACTGGTAAGACTTGAGCAGTAATAAAAACTAATACTCCCAATCGAAGTTACACCATCAGGAATATTTATACTGGTAAGACTTGAGCAAGCAGCAAAAGCGCTACTTCCAATCGAAGTCACGCCATCACCAATAGTTGCGCTGGTAAGGTTTGAAGAATTGGAAAACACATAATTTCCAATCGTAGTCACGCCGCCTGGAATACTGACGCTAGTTATGCCAGAGGAGCTGAAGGCAGCATCACCAATCGATGTGACGCTGTCTGGAATATTGAGGCTAGTTGAGGGACAGTAGTAAAACGCATAACTTCCAATCGATGTGACGCTGTCTGGAATATTGACGCTAGTCAGGTTTGAACAGCTATAAAACGTACTATTTCCAATTGATGTGACGCTGTCTGGAATACTGACGCTAGTCAGGTTTTGGGCGTAGTAAAACGAATAATTTCCAATCGAAGTCACATTACTTCCAATGTAAATAGAAGTGATATTGCTGTTGTCATACCCAGATGTGTCATCAATAGTCGTAAGGTTACGTGTCTGCTCTGTGCCAGATTGAAAGTCCGTTGTGAAAGGGTAAGACTGCTCTATAGCAGCATCGCTCATCGGCAAATTAGCCAAGGCGATTTTCTTAGTTTCGCCAGCGCTGGTGTCAACAACTGGCAAGAAGTCAGTTGTTGCGTTAGCTGAAGTTAATTCTGTTAGTTGCGATATTTTTTTGTCTGCCATAGTATTTATTACACTAATATCATTCCGTACTCTAATAAATTTAAAAATTGAACTGTACTATTTTCTTATTTTTTTGATTTGAGACCATTTTTGCATTAAAGTATTTTTCTGCCATACTTATCCATTTTTCGTATCCTTCTCGCTTTACTAAATTTGCATACATTTCATCAAACTCGTATTTTTCCTTTACTTCCCTTACGTGGTTTTTAAATTCGTTTACAAGTGAAGAATGTATTGGAGCGTTTATATCTTTAAAGAAAAATTCGAAAAAACAGACTTTGCTGTTTATAGGCTTGAAGCAGGTAAACCCAACTCTCCGCCCCTTTGAATTTAAAAAAACGAAGCATAAATTAGTAGGAATGAGCAACTTCTCTAGAAATCTAGACGCCATTTCCTGTTTAGATCTTCTATTTTTCGAGACTAATGGCATTCCTGTCATTTTAATCTTTTTTTGGATTGATGCTACTCCATTAAGTACGAAATCATAATCTGAGGGTTTATATTTTCTAATCATTGAATTTTATTATTGTTTTTTTTAGTGCATTTTTTCTTATCACTGAGGGTTTAAAGATTCTCATAGTGAAGTTTTTATAGGATTCGAATCTTGACCTGGGTCCTAATGCGCTAAGGATTACATCTTTATTTGATTCTTGTTTAACTTCTTTGAAAACGTCCAATAATAAGTATTTCATCTTGAGATTGAATCTCTTCTTCGGATTTTTGCACGCTATAAGTAAATCTAAAGCATCTGACCTAATTTTGCTTTCAGCGAAACACGCAAAACCAAAAATTTCACCATCGCATGAGCCTACGTAAGTTATACTATTCCGCATCATATTTTTTAACTCGTCCTTTAAGAAAATTGCCGCGAAAGCAGGGTTTTGTCCTTTAGTTAGATTTGAAAATGTTTCTATTTGCGCCTCTTCTTGAAATTTTAAAAAAATTTTTAAAACATCATTAGAATCTTCTTTTTTAAATTTATGATATGAGTAATTCATGTGTAATTGTATTTATGGCTAAAGGTATTAATAACAAGGTATTTTCGGAGATATTGAATTTAGAGGCGACCTCTTTGGTAGATTTGTATGCTCTATACTACGATTACCAAAACGATTCTCAAGCTGTAATTTATTTTCATGGCGGTTCTAATGGGCTAGCCAAGCCAATTATTTTTGATGGTCAGGAATATATACCTATCCCTGTTGAGGCAGACGGATTTGAAGTATTAGGCGATCAGGGGTTACCAAGACCTAAACTTAGAATATCTAATGCTGGTTTATATGTTTCATCACTGCTTAGAAAATACGATAATTTAAATGGCGCAAAAATAATAAGAAGAAGAACTTTTATAAAATTTTTAGACGACGCCAACTTTCCAAATAATAAAAATCCTTGGGGAGAGGCAGATCCTAACGCAAAACTCGGAGACGAAAAGTTTTTCATATCTAGAAAGATGATGGAAAACAAAATGATGGCTGAGTTTGAGCTGGTTTCTAGTCTAGAATTGGAGAATGTTAATATACCTAACAGAGAAATATCGGCAAGATACTGCAATTGGGTTTATAGGGGTTATGGATGTAGATATGGCTGCAAGTCTGTTAGTTTAGCGGATGGCTTCGACAGGCCGATATCAGACATTAGGGATAACTCTTTTGTTGTGGCAACTGGAGCCAATTGGCGCTTAAATCCAGACTTATTTCCTATTAATAAAACAGCTTCAGACATACACGGATCTAATGGCGTTCTGGAAAATCAAGGGAGATGGGAAACGGGGAACAGCTCGTATTCGGTTGGGGACTATGTATATACGGTCAGCGATAGAGTTGAGAACTCTCAAGGATTTACCGCAAATTATTTTCAAAATCATCCGATATACTTTGTTTGCAAATCTGGTCATACGCCGACCTCCAATGCCTTCAAGCCAAATATTAGATCTGATCTTTGGGTTAAAGATGAATGTTCTAAGAAGATCTCTGCCTGTAAAATGAGATACGATAATGAAGATTTTGAGGGCGAGGATGGAATAAACACTAATAAGACGTTACCTTTTGGCGGATTTCCTGGAACTGACAACTTTAGTTACTAATGATTTCAAAAAAAATACAAAAAACAGCTTTTAGAAAACAAAATGAAGAAGTTTGTGGCTTTATTTGTTTTGACGATGGTGAATTCAATGTTGTAGAAGTTGAAAATATGGCTGAAGACAAAAGCTCCGAGTTCTATATTTCTGCTAAAAGTTTTTTATATGTTAAGCAAAACAATACTTTAGTAGCAGTTTTTCACTCCCACCCCAGCGGCGACGAACAATTAAGTAAGTACGACAAAACTTGTGCGGAAGCTACGTGCATACCGTTCGTGGTATTTTCAAATAAAACTAGGAAGTTCTCCGTTTATGAGCCAGAATTTTTGGATGCGGATAAGGACTTGGTCGAAAAAATGAAAGAAGAGTTATGTTAATCAAATTACATGGAATCATAGCCAGGGAGTTTAAGGAAGAGTTATATGTACCTTCTAAGATTGACGAATCTTTTTTGTTCGATATTTTAAATATAAACTTTAATGGTTTTAAATTGTTTATACAGCGCCAAGCTCAATGCGGCACATTTTACCAATCCGTAAAGGTGGGTGAGGATTACCACATTGTTCCTGTTATTTGTGGAAATATTGGTGTGGTTGCGGGTTTTCTTATTAACCTTGGTGGTCAACTAGCTAGTTCCTTTGTAGGAAATTTTGTTACGTCTACTGTGACGCAAGGAATCATGGGTATGTTAAACCCCGTCGAAGATCAGTCGGTCGGAGCAAAGAGTGCGGTAGTTTTGCAAAGCACTAGATTCTCAGGCCTTGAAAACAAAGAGCGACAAGGGTCAAAGATTCCAGTTGGCTATGGGCGACTAAGGATAGGTAGTAAATTGATTATGCAACATAAACAACCTATAAACTGGTCTCAATTTAGAGAAGTAGAAAATGTACTGAATTTTTCAAGAGAAAGTTTTGATTACTTAAACCCCTCAATATAATGAAGACAAAAATAATACTACACGGAAAATTAGCAAAACAATTTGGCAAAAGCTTTGAATTTTATAATATACAAAGTTTAAAAAATGCAGTTTCAGCCATGAATATTATAAACCCAAAATTCAAGTCTCATCTAGTCAGGGAATCTCAGCGGGGGATAAATTATCAAATATTAGTGGATGAAAAAATCATAAAAAATGTAAATAATTTTACAGATATAAGGCCCGAATCTAAAATACATTTTGTTCCTTGTATTTTGGGAGCCGACCCAGTGAGTCTTATAGTTAGTTTGGTAGTAAATCTGGTTGTCGCGGGAATACAGTATTTACTATTTCCACAAGAAGCTTTGAACGAAAGGAGAATAGAAGCTTCTATAAAAGGAGAAAGTTATATGTTTTCTTCTCCAGATAATTTAGCAAGGCAGGGGCAAGCGCTGCCACTAGGTTATGGTAGGTTAAGAATTGGATCTCAAATCGTTAGCTCATCTGTAATAAATAAAGACTTATCGAATAATGATTTCGATAATAGTGATTTTGGTTATTCCGATAATATTAAAAATCAAATTTCTGAGTTTTTAAATTTAAGTTTATTAAAAAACGAATATATGTAATATGAGAGTATTTAAGAATAGGCTTTTAAAATCCTTTAAGGGTAAGGGTGGGAGTAAAGATGATGCAGATGTAAACTACTCCTTACTTAATCAGCCAGAGGGAAACATATTGAGGAGTACAGATTTTTTGAGTAGTTTAGATCTATTATGTGAAGGCGAAATAGGGGGTTTCGTTAACCCAGCTGGACATTTTGTAGAGGGAATTGATGTTCTTCAGGCTGTTTATTTGGATGATGTGCCTGTGTTGGAGCTTCAGTAGTGTAACGAAAAACAGCTATGTGTAGTCAAATTAGATCTGGTTATAACTTCCCAAACGTATCCGTTAATTATAGATACGGTCTGGAAGAAAGCGCTCCTATTCCCGACTTTTCTCAACCCGTAAACCAAAAGCAAATTGATTTTACTTTAATGGGTAAGACCCTTAATGGATACGATTTCGGAAGCACCAGAACTGTTGTGGAGCCTCTTTTTGAGGAGTTCGAGCAAATAGAACTTATAAACTCTGGAATTTATAGCGGGTTTGACACAAGCACAACTAGCTATGTGCAAACGACTAATATTCTAAGATTAACTGGGCTAAATGTAATAAACATTGGGGACGGATATACGACAGGCGATCACCCACTTGAATTAACTTTTTCTAATTTAGACGATCCGCGAGTAAGCGGGGGAAATGGTCAGATATACGATCAGCCTATATTGGACATTGTGACGGTTGATGGAGGGGGCTTGGGGAGCTTTTCTATAATAGACGGAGGACGCTTCCAAGGCTCATACATAGTAAACGCTTATAGCGGATCTGAGATTGATTTTAGTAGAACGGGAACTGGTTTCTTTGGTACTCAATTAAGTACTCCACCTGGCGGTTGGGATTATAATACAGGGGTTTATACGGGAACGGGAACTTTAATATATAATGAAACTATCGATAGTGTCGATATGGGGCAAATTACAGGCACTGGCTCATTTTCTGGAAATGTATTTGATGCAGGCGGAGGAAATAATGTATTTAACGGTATATTCACCTCAGCCTCCGCTTCGATCGGGGTCGCATTTAATACAGTTGACGACGATGAATTTATTTTTAACGAAACTGGTGTTTTATTTAACACTGGCTCTCTATTTTTTGCAGAAACGGGGGTAGAACCCACTTATACTGTAAACTCATCTAATCCAGCTAATATAGAAAACCAAGACGACATAAGGGCTGGGACAAATTACTCTAATTGGAATTCATTATTAGAAGACCCAATTGATAGGCAAGCCTACACTCATGTCGTAAGAGACTCAGATGTGGATTCGGTTAGCTCTATACTAAATATTAAAAGACTCAATGACACGTTGCATAAAGCCGAGCAAGAAATAAAGGTAACTGAAAAGCCTGGGCTTTTTGGCGGAGACTTAAAAGTGGACGCTGCTTTCAGAATAGGTAACCCAACGGACTCTTTTGTAACTATAAAATATGAATGGGGTTTCTTGGGTACTGATTTTTTTAGCGTGGGAAGCTCTACTTATAGTGGGCAGACGATAGGGGGATATTTGGTAAAAGGACCCAATTTATTTTTTGGTTCTTGGAAATCCTTGCAAGCGTCCGATCCTAAATATTCTGATTTGACTATCGCTCAACTGAAATCCAGCTTCCCAAAATACATAAGAGTCTCTAAAGATATGTATGAAGTGGGGTCATCTCTTATCTCGAGGGATGTAATTTTAGATTCAATAAACGAGCAGTTTAACACGACATATAGCTATCCAAGTTCTGCCCTCGTTGCGACAAAACTAAACTCTACATATTTCGATAACATTCCTACTCGAACATATGACGCAAAACTTAAAAAGGTTTGGGTTCCTGAGACTTACAACATAGAACATTTTGTAGAGGACAAAAGATTTAGAAAATCTGAAATTAATCCAAATCCTCAAGTTGGAGTCTTCAATCCTACTCGTGTTTATAATCGGTTCTCGAAAAGACCTTCTGGAGAAAATGATTTGTTTGGTGATACCATTGCGATCAATAAAGGGACGTTGTTTATTTGCGATCCAGATTGGGGGCAAGGCAGTAGTGTTAGTTATGCGTTTAATAATTATGGACAAATTTTTGTTTACAAAAATATGGGCAGAGATTTGAACCATGGCAGCTCTAATGACTTTCAAATGATTCGGGACGGTATACCGCGAAACTCAGCCTTAAATTCGATATCTAGCGGGTACACATTTTCATTGCCAGATTTTGACATAACATCTGGAAATAGCGAAGGACCGTTTGGAATTAATTATCTTCAAAGCTCCTCAAGGATTCTGTTTACTACGTCCATCGCATTAATTGGTTTTATAAAACTATCCTCTGGATACGCTGGCTTCCCGATGTCCGCGACTCACTCCCTGTTCTTGAGGGTGAGCCCTAAAAAATCAGCCATTTTGAGGGCATCTGTTTCTCATCAAGAGGCGCCTTATGGAGAATACAGGGCGTTAATGAATCAGGTTGCAGGCGTTGTAATAGGCACTGTCACAAGCCCCAATCAAGCAACGCCCACTACGGTTCTTAGAGTCGTAAACTATAATGGAATAAATTCGGATCTTGACGAAACTAGCGTATACAACTCTAGTGAAACAGACTACATTTGGGTAAAATTCTTTTCGGCTCAAATAAGGCAGATAGTAATTAAACGGATTGTAACTCCTTACGGTGTAATCGAATATGCGTATTTAGGGGGAAGTATAGCGCCTGTTTACAGTTCTCTTGGAGGTCACCCATACCGAATTACAATGAATTCGGTCACGCTTACAGACCAAACCATGAAGGATTATTTTTTTCCTTTTGAGCCTCAGGTTTCCGAAACTCAAGGTGAGTATTTAATTCATAGTATTGTAAAAAATGAC